CCACTATCGAGGAATCTTTGCAGTTCTTCATCCGTCACTTCGTCGGTTGGATTCCAATAAGCTATGTCCCATACGTTGTTATCCTTCATTGTGTACCCCCAACCAATTAAAGTATGCCTTGTGATCTTCTATTTTCTTTTGAGGATAGGTATCATATACAATCGCTAGTCTTTCTATCATAAATGCTTTCATCTCTTTGCTTGATATGTGTTCATACATAAATTCATAGACAGCTTTTGCAAATTGTTTGTTACTACTTAGCTTGTCTTTTTCTTTCTGCGTCATCTCTCTGTCCCCTTTCTTGTATAATGTTTCTGATGCTAGTGACTGCACGATTGGATAGTGCTCGGTCAATCTCAGCCACCTCATCTTGCATCAGTATGATTCGCTTGTCGAGGTATTCGATTTCGCGTTTCAATTCTTCCATTCTATTTTGTAGTATGCTACTGTTCACCATGTAATCTTTCCTTTTCTATAAACCAATACGGTTTGCTTCTACCTTTCTCCCACTTCGCAAAGTATTTTTTCTCATGGAAATAATAATTGCGATAGGCTTCCACAGGATTGTCCTTGTTCTTGTATTGATCGGGCATACACTGTGGTATGGTTGTCATATCCATGTTGTCATTCTTGCAGTAGGATTCATGTATGTCTTGTTTGAATCTGTGTATTGTATCAAGGATTCTTTCTGACTTGTGAATCTTACCGAAGCGATAGTTGTACTCAGCATTGATTTGCTTTGCGTGTGTAAATGCCCACATAAAATTGTAGTAGCTATCGCCCACCCACTTAGTCATAGGGTGATTGGGATATGCAGTCTTATATACTGTGTCGCCTTTAATCAGGTGTGGAACCTGATTGCGAACTGCAGTAGATAACATCTGACAAGTTTCCAATAACATCTTAGGCACGTGCTTGTCGCATAGGTTTCGTGCTGATGCTTCGCTATCTGGATTCAAATAAAATAGATTCATTGGTTGTCCCCCTTTGCTTTATGTTTGAGTTGAAAGTATTTCAATGCTTGTTGAATACTCATGTCCCCATTGATTGCTTTCTTCTTGAGTTGTTCATACTCTTGCTTTTCTTGGTCTGTCATTGAGCCTCTTTTCTATGAACGTGTATGCCATGTGCAGTTGGATATCTCGCTCTAAGATTTCGCGTTTCATTATCTTATAAGCTGACGCATATCCTACACAAGCCATAGTTATCATCATCAAAAATAATATTAAGTTAGTCATCTTTCTTCCTCACTAATTGTCCGTTGTGTTCCCACCACGATTGTGCTTCTGCTTCTGCATAAGCTAGTCTATCCTCGTCTAGTTGCTCGAGCATCTTTGCTTCGTAGTCCTCAAGATTATCTTCGTGTCGTCTTTCTTCTAGTTCCATTAACCATGCTTTTACTTTACCCATTTTGTTCCTCGCTTTCTTGTGTTAGTTGGTCTAGCATTTTAGTGAAGTGTTCGGTTGCTTCGAACCACCCCTGTGCTATGAGTTCGTCATCAGTCATTTGGTCTTGCTCTTTGTACCTATCCAAACTGTCTGACAATTCAGAGTTCAGTCTGATAAGTTCCGTCTGTAATTTATTTATAATCATATCCATAGTATAATCCTTTCTCTTGATAAATCAATATGATATTGTGTCGCACCGAGAATACACGACATAAACCCGAGCTAAATCCGAGGGTGTCTAAAATCACAAATCTGACCCCCATATCCCTCTAATATACGATTTAAAATTTATATTTATTTATTTATATAGTATATTTGTGGACATGGCACCCTTCATTTTTGCTAACCCTCGAATATCTGTCGGATTTATATCGCATATCTTCGTGAGGAAAACACACTATGCTACCATGCGATAGCCATGATCTCGCCATTCTCTAACCTTTGGAGAGTTAAAGGTTGGTAAGACAGTGCCGTAAACTAAGTTCACCATAGCATATGATAAGTTATTTGGTATAGCTTCTACGCTTGGTGGTCTAAGTTCTGGTAAAACAGAATCTGGATAGAGTGTTTCACCAGCTTGTGTAAAGTATGGAATTGAATCCTTAGCCTTTGGATAAAGGTTAGGATATGATCGCCATATACTAGGTTGCTTCAAGATTCTACGCATCATCTTGTGTCTAGGTTCTTCGGGTAGAGCTTCCTTCTGCCAATCAGCTCGACGCATACGAGTACCAATGATTGCAGTGCAGTAGAAACTATCAAATGCATTTCGCTTTTTGTTGTTAGCTTCTGCCACTTCTTGCAGTGCTTTGCGTGTGCGTTCTTCCGTTTCGATAATCTCGAATCGGTGCAGTCCTGCAATCTGAGGTGGCTTGACCTTGAGCATTACCCAACGTGCATCTTTGAGATATTCGTTGTTATATCCTGCAAAGTAATCACGCATATAACTTAGGTCGTATTTGCTATCAAGTGGTTCGTTCTTATTGCTGTAAGACAAAGAACTTTTGTTTAGCAGTACCTGTGATGTTCGGTGCTTAACCATGTATAGCTTTTCAGTGTGACCTTCGTGTAATACGAAAGCCACCATAGATGTATGCCCGTATGGGCTTGGTTTGAGTGTCGGTTTTCTAGTTGCCATATTTCTCGTGCCCCCTTCTGTCGATTAGTTCATCCAATGCATCATACATATCGTTCTCATCTGCTGTGATGAGGTCGCCTAGCATTTCGGCTGTGCCTGTGGGATTGTGGTAGACCACTTCAGCTATGTCAGCTTTGGATAGCCCCACCAGATCAGCTAGGTTGTATGGTGCGTGATCATCACAAAGGTCTACGGTTTTTTTCGCGTTTGCTTTGCTCACATATTTACTGTAGTCGGATACGTTGTCATCATATGTGTAGTCATATCCTTGCCCCCATGATGAGTTGAACGAGATGTAATTGTTCTTGGGCTTGTTGGATATGGTGTCAGTATCCACATCATAATCTGAGCCAACACCACGATTGATTGAGTAGGTATTGGATAGCCACATATTGTCAAGAGTTTCGCCATGATCCTCGTTGATGATTGTGAACTTACCGTTGCTTCCGTCAAGGAATAGTAGTTTGTCAGAGCCGATTGAATCCTCAATCATTTCTTTCCAATCATTGTTGTAGATAAGTTCGGGATTGTTAGCTAGCATTGGTCGTAGCACCCACTTGACGTATTGATGTGTGTCGGATTTGTCTACATCAATCATTGGTGTTGGTAATTGAGGACCGTTATGCATCACCCAAATATCTCTGTTGTGTTGCTTCTTGTTGAGCACTTCAAATGGGTGGCAGTTAGCTTTGTTAGTTCCACCATTGGTTGTGAATCTGAAGTGTAAGCCCATTGGGATTTTCATATCTTTGAATTTGTCCCATAGTTTGATGACTTCATTCTCATTCTGTGGTAGTTCCTTGAATGTTTGAATCTTGCCATCAGCGAGAAACATACCCCCAAATCCGTCTGAATTGTTGGAGTATGCTGACTTGAGTAGATTAGCTTTTAACTCACTCGCATTGTCGCTTTTAATAATTAAACACATTAGCTTTCCTCACTTTCGTTTTGTATGTTTTTAGCTTTACCCTGTGTGTAGCCCTTGCGAACTAGCCATGAGAACAGATAAGGGTATTGACCTCTGCTCTCAGATTTAGTCATGTACCGTACATAGTTGGTATATGATAAACTATTTACTGATTCTGTATCTTTGTCAATGCCTACGGTCTTGACGAAGTTGCATATAGAATCTACAAACTCAAGGTTTCTGAAGATACCTTGCTTTGCAATATTACCTCTGAATATTCTGAACTCAATGGTGCGTGGTTTGTGCGTAGCCAATGCTTCATATTTATCAGATCGGTATAAACTATCTTTGATCTGTTTGGTTTTGAAAGCTGACCATTGGGCTGAACTGCGACCTGCAATACGTTCAATGAACTCACGATTGTGTTTACCATTGACGAACACAAGTAGCTTACCAATATCGAGGGGTGTGACACTTGCACGATCTACGTGTATGTGCATACCACAAGTCGAAGTGTTCCATGATGACAGATTATCAGCAAAGTTTTTCTGACAGAAATCTGACCACTTTTTCTTTTGGTATGAGATAGTCGAGGGTGCAGTCACGATTTCCAAACCGTTGTTGAGAGAGCCGTCATGTTTGCACAATGCAAAGCCACGCATAGCATCCTCAACCGTTTCTGCAATTTCGTATGGTGCGTTTGATCTGCGTTCAACCTCAATCTCAACACCTAGCAATCGCTTTTCGTTGCCATGATACTTTGATGAGAGTTCGTTGGTGACATCATAGTCGTAGCCATGCACACCGTTTTCTTCGTAGTAATCTTCCTCATCATCTTCGTATGGGTAGTCATCTTCGTGGTAGTATTGACCATGACCGTCATGGTATCTATAACTTAGATCACAACAATCACTACATACATATTCACCATTACCTTCGATATAGATTGCGTCATCATTTGGCACTACGTTATCGCAGTCATAACAAGGTGTATATGATTCGTACATTTCGTTGCGTATTTGGTTTACCCATGTTTGAATTTTGTGCGTTGGGAAACTGTCACGCATCTGCTCAACAGTTAATGTTTGGGCTCGCCAAGTATTGATTGCGTTATGCACTGCTTCGTGTAAGTCACGAGCAAAGTCATACATTTCGTTATCACCAAACTCAAGATGATCTTGAAATGCAACCACATCACGATCACACTCATAATAAAACGTCTTGAGATATTGATACAATGATGTATCACGCATAGTCGTGGTGCGTAGTCTAGTCAATAATGTAGTCATGTAAACCTCACTTTCATAACATTATTAAACACAGTATAACACTAAGTGCGAAAATGTAAACTGCACATTGTGTCGCACTTAGCAAGAATTTTTCAAAGTCAATTTTCCACATATCAACCACCGTTAATAGTGGTGCTATCGACTTTGATTTCAGTATCACTATTTAAAGAATTGTTAGCATATAGCGAAACAAATCCTTGTTTCTTTAATAGTGTGTTAAACCTAGAATACGTAGCTGGATACGGTGATCCAGCACGATCTAGGAACGGTGTTTCAGTATTTAATGAACTAAATGCGTATTCATATAGTGCTTTCACATTACCAAACACCTTGATATCGTCTAGGAAATTAGCCCTAGTAGTATAGACAGTTCTACCCATGATTTACTCCCCATTTGTGTCTTAAGTTGTTGATTGTTAGTCGGTTATCATTATATTTTGATTTCGCTTCGATATAGTCCATAAATCGTAGCTTGTCAAACCTGTTATTTGATCTCGCCAATATGTGCGTTATATCCTCAACCAATGCTTTTGTTGGGTTATGTTTCGCAATTAGTTCAGCGAACTCAATAAAATCTTTTCGTGTTAGTGCCATATTATTCACCCCACTTGTTTAATAGTGTTTGAGAAGCCCGTTGAATTGTGGACTCTCTCCATGAAAACGCATCTTTGAATTCAGATACTGAAATCAAATCCTCTTGCATAGCATTAGCTAGTTCCTTGATATATTTGTTTAGCAGTTCCTCAAGGATATTCTGCATTTTTTCTTTAGTCATGTTTACCTCACTATATGTTTTTTAGTATATCAAATTGATTTAAAAAGTCAATTTGACAAGGTGTCGCACTTGGTCAGATTACCGACCAGATGCCAATTTCATAAACTTTTCATAATCTGGATGAGCTTGTGCCTTGCGTAGTAAAGACACTCGACCACCATCAGCTAGTCGCTGATTTTCAGATTTAAATGAATAACCCATAAAATACGATTTTTCGGGGCTTTCATATCTATCTTTTTGACCGTTGAATATTGGTGATTTTCCAATCGGTAAATATCCACGACCAATTACAACCATACTTGATCTCATAATAACCTCACAATCTTTCTTGAGTATGACAGATCAGATTGAAAAGTCAAGAGCCAATCTGTCGCACTCAATTTTTAGTTTTACTTTCTAAGATTGAACAACCAAACTAATTTTGTTCAAAATATAAATTCAGTATGACAGATTGAATTGAAAAGTCAATGTGCAAACTGTCGCACCTTTAAAGCCCCTAATTTAATAAGATATTAGATTAATAAAATCTATTAAATCAGTTGTTAAAAGTAGGATCAGTATAGCAAACCGATTTAAAAAATCAAGACAATTTTTGTCGCACCGATATATCGAATTTTGTTCGATATATTGTCGGTATATAGTTGTCAATATGGCATATTGTCGCACCAAATTTTGGTCGCACCTCTCCCCTACGATTTTCACGCATCAGTGCTTCATGCCTACTTGATAAGTGTAGGTGATAGCCCCGAAGGGCTATCATATAGACTTATCTATTTACTGTGCCAATTTGTCGCGCAAACCACCATGAAGTCACTCTGTCAAGTTGTCCTGCGTCAGTTTGCCACACTCTATACACGGGTGCGACTTTTTGTCCCTTGTATATTTCGTTAGTTCTAGCCTTGATCTTTCTCTTGAGCCAAGAGCGAGATCGTGATTTTAAAAGTATATTTTCCATGTTTAAAAGTCTATCAGAAATAAAAAATATGAAAACATGACAAAGTGTCGCATGGGTTTTCGGTCAGGTGTTCGTAGTTTGTTCAGTATATATGAACTATATACTGTAGTAATAAAATATTACTTAGCCTTAGTCGGTAGAGTAGATATAAGAGGTGGGGTTAGAATAATCAACCCCCACCCCAAAAAACGCACAGTCGCCCATACATACATATGCAGTGAAAAAAATTTTAGCAAAATTTCAGGACCTTCCTAGCTTTCCACCTTTCCAGGGAGTACGGGGGCATTCCCGCGTTCCCGCATGTTCACGGGGTGTGCTTACGTTTGTCGATATATTCTTTGAGGCTGAGGTCGACCCTGTCTGATTTTCGCGTGCCCCCTTGACTGAGGAAATCCGCGAGCAGGTCGGAGAATTGATTGGGGCTGAGCCCGTGCGACAACACACGCAACAGGCGCGAAATCCTTCTCTTCATTTGCGCGGTTGATAATATACGGTGATGACCCATAGGCTTTACTGTTTGTGCGAGGGGGCACGCCGAGTGAGGTCAGCGTTTCAAAGCCCCCTCTCTTACAGGAGACACCCGCGAAGCGGGATAGTTGAATGGTATCATAACACCCCTTGTTAATACAAGGGCTCTATGTTATAATTTTTTCACATGGATAAAAAGAAACGCTTGACAGGGCGGCAGGAGCTATTCTGTCAAGAATACATTAAAGACCTAAACTCAAAGGCGGCGGCAAAGCGCGCGGGCTATTCAGACAAAGTGGCAGACGCGAAGTCCTATCAGTTTTTGAAAATGGATCGCATACGTGAGCGTGTGGCGGAGCTCAAGCAAGATTCAATGCGCAGGCTACAGCTTGACGCGGATGACATCTTACGCCGTTTAGTGCGTATCGCAGATGCGACCGAACAAGAAGGGGACTACAGCGCGGCAATCCGAAGTTTAGAATTGTTAGGTAAACACAAAGCATTGTGGACTGACAAGACAGTAAATGAAACAACCATTATGAATGCATTTGCATCAGGTAACTCAGAGGAAGATATCCAGCGTGACGTGGAGCGATTAAAGAGAATCGCAACACCCAAACTTAAAGTAGTATCAGGAGACAAAAAGAAATGATTTTAACACCAAGGTTAGAGCTGTACACAGGACAAGATGTGGATACTTATTCTCAAATAGTTTTGTGGGGCGGCGTTGCTTACATCACAGACTAATACTCAAGCCACTAAAGAAGATAGAGACGCGGCAACTAGGCTAGCAGTCAAACAAGCACGTGATGATTTGCTGGCATTTGTGATGCTGATGAATCCTAGCTTCAATGTGGGACCGCATCACCGTTTGTTATGTGACGAGCTGATGAAACTAGAGGCGGGCGAAACGGATCGACTGATGGTATTCGTATCTCCGCGTTCTTCCAAATCCCTCATCACCTCAACATACTTCCCAGCATGGGCGCTGGGGCGTAATCCTTACTGGCAAGAGATCGCAGTATCTCACTCAGATGACTTGGCTACCAAGTTTGGTAGAACAATTCGAGACATCATCAATACGACAGCCTACAATACTATCTTCCCAAAGGTACGAATCAAGAAAGATAACCGTGCGGCGAACTCATGGGCGCTAGAAGAGAGCGGGAAAATAGCTGGCAGCTTCTTGGCTGCAGGTTCTGGCTCTGGTATCGCGGGTTTTGGTGCACACTTAGCTGTGATTGATGACCCAATATCAGAACAAGATGCGTTTTCTAAGACTAGACGTGAACAATTAAACGAATGGTACGCTTCTGGTTTACGAACACGACTAATG